CTCAATTTTGTTTCAATGTTATTTAGCTAGAACAAATCTTCTTCTTCAATAATACTTGGTAAATAATCTGGATCATTACTAGCCTTTCGATATTCTTTAAACATGTGGTCTGCATTAAACGTAATATCATATTCAATTTTATCTGAAGTGTTGTAACTATAAGTTGGTGTAGAAGCTTTCAAGAAATAACAATTTTCAAAATGATGTTTATAAACAACAACACCATCACTTCTCTGAACATCCACAACGATTCTATCAATAACAGTATTTACCAATGATTTGTAATAACCATTCGAACCAATATTTTTACGAACTAAGAAATCAATTAAAGCAGCGATAGTTCCTTGGTCATCTTCTTCAAGCTTTATAGTAAATTCGAAACCATTATGGTCAAGCACTGGAAAAGTTTTCACGAAATTTCCAACTCTATATTCCTCTTTCTTAAACTCATAATTTGGAAGTTCTACAGATGTTGAATGATAATACTCTAGCTTCTTCTGTAAAGAATTTTCTAGAGTATTGCTCATATCAAATCTAACAAGATAATTATAAGAACGCTGAATAGTTTTCTTTGTATAGAAATTCATAGCCCCAAATGTTACAGGGCCTTGAGCTTTCGTTTCACTAAAAATATTCGGCATCTTATTCCTTTACTTCTCGGAAATATCTGAGTTAGTTCCTACAATTTCACCAGAACCACCAGTACCAAATGTTGGAGCCTCAGTACCATATGACCAGAAATCAAATTGAAGAGTAGCAGTAAACTTAACACCATCTCCAGCCTGATTAAAGTCAATATTAACTTCACCAACATTCTGCAACCAAGCATTAATCAAGAAATACTTATTGTCTTCAACAGCACCATCTTGTCTTTGTGCTCTGATGATAATAGTATCACAAATACCATCTATAGCAATTGTTCCACCATTAGTACCACGCTTTCTAGAATAATTTGCATGTCCATCGTTGATATTGAAAATCTTCTGTTGCCAAGCATGTAAAAACCTAGCAACACCCTGACTCTCAGTCTCTTCAAAAATGACATCCATAGTATTCGAAAATGTTGGCTTTCCTGCGAAGAACTGTTTCATAGCACCATAGTTTGATTCAATTGCTTCATTACCACGCTGAGGAATTGTGAAAGACCTAGCGCGTAAAGTAACATCCTCATCATTCCAACCATCTACCAAAGAAGCAGCATTTACAAAAGTAATTTCGTAATTGTAATTTCTCTGAACATCGGCGAAATTCCTAATCTTTCTTCCTTCAATAAACATTCCAGCCATTTATTAACCCTCACTCACTGAAACTGAATCAGCACTAATGATAGTATTCAACTTAACAAATTCGATTGTATATGTTGGTTGAATATAGATATCAACATTCAAGATATTTTGTGCAATTGTCGTGGAAGTGTTATTCGTACTATTGCAAACAACTCGATAACTCTGAACACCTCCACCAGCTTGAACAGTTTGTAAATAAGAATTAACAAGCGAAGAAACTCTTTCACGAGCCTTCACAGTATTTCCTTGGAAAATGAAACCATTCAAAATGGATTCAATGTTATTCTCCACAGTAATTAACATCTTCCGAACATTTAGACGGTCTCTAGCAGTAGTCTTCAACTGTGCTGTCTTCTGTCCCCAAATAACATTACCAAAACCATTGATGTACTTTACAGTGTTTAGATTGTATTGTTCATAAAGTGGGCCAGCAACCGCAGGAGTCAGGTTAACATTCTGCTTACCACTTGCTATCAGTCCTCTATCAATACCAGCAGGAGCATCCCAAGGAGAGGCAATGCGATCAGTACGAAGAGATACAGCAGCACCATAAATGCAGTTCGGCAAATATACACGAGAAGAATTGTAACGGTCTAATACAAGATTCCAACCAACATACTTTCCGAAATAACTTGGATTCGAACCTACTACAACAAATGCCGAATCTGATTTGATTGTAGTTAGATTTATAGCAGTTAACGAAGTAGCTTGAGTAAATCCTACGAAATCCTTCCTGCGACCAACCAAAGCATCTACAGCAGCGACTTCAGTAGGATCGGAATAAGCATCCTGACTTCTAGGAATGATGATGGCAGTATTCAGAGAAGCAGTTTCTTTATTCTCGAAAAGGCTCCAAACAGTCGATGCACTTAATGTAGACAAAGTTCCTGGAACAGAACCTCCAGAAAAACCTAAACCAGAAGTAGTGTATGCGGGCAATGTTCCATCAGTCTTATTACTAGTGACGTAGATATACTGAGATTTTCCATTGATAACATCTTCCACATAAATGCTGTTTCCACCATTGTCTAACAAAGTGAAATCAGTAGAAGCATAGAAAATTTCAATAGGGGCTCCAGAAACAGAACTCCACCAAGCAGTATCAAAACTCTGATTAGATTGCTTAGTATAAACAAGAATCTTGAAAATTTTGTCAGACTTCTTGTTAGCAGAAATCGAAGCATCATCATACTTGTTCGACCAATCATTCAAAGCCGATAAAGATGTTCCAGAAACAGCAGTAGTCACGATAGATACTGCAAGATTGTTCCCGGCAATTCCTGGACCAATCGAAGAAAAACGAAGCCCAGAAGGAATTCCGTTAAATACACGAAGGTCATAATTATCTTCTGGAGTGTTTCCTTCAGGATATCCAGCAAGATTCGGGTAACTTGTAGAAGGTGCAGCACTCAAGACAGAAGCAAGTCCAGAAGTAGCCGAAGCAGAATTAGTAGGAACTGTAATACTTGCATATCTTTCCGAACCATCTGTCAAACGAACATACCAAAGATTACTGGTCTCGTTCAAAGCAGCAATTCCAGCATAAATTCCGTAATCAATCGCAGAAACTAATGGGAAAGAACCACTAACAATAGGAGGACCAAAAGTGTTAACCAATTCGGATTCGTTGTGTACTAAGATTTTTGCATTGGGAAGTCCCTTAGAAGCACGACCAAGCACTGTCGCATAAGAACTATTGTTAGTCTGCGAAACAAATGAATTGTCGATCTCATTTCGGTAAACCCCAGGATAAGGCATTCCATTCGCCATTTGTATTCTCCTAATTCGTTAAAGATATTGATACAGATTTATAATTATTTAGGGAAATCATAAATCTATATTTATTAAGCTTATAAGAACTAATAAGGAGAATTGTTCCCGAAATAATTTCCCGAACCATATCCGGAATTTCCATCATTTCCAGAATTATTTCCATAAGGATTCTGACCATTCGAGAAATCATTCCGGAAACTTTCTAGGAAATCATCGTTGGAAGATATAAATACAGGCTTCTCATCATCTCCAGAATACTTTCCATCACGATTCTCTAAAGAACTCCGACCATTCGTATCAGGATCGTAGAAATCTGTGGTCAAATAAAACAAAGCCCAAATCATGGAAGTGACACAATCATCATGTTCATTTTGAGAATCTGAACTAAAAACTCCTGGAGTAACTTCTACATATCTGGAAAATTCATACATAGTCCTAACGTCATTTATTTGTAGGTAACCATTTTCTACATATTTTTTAACAAGAAGATTTCCAGCAAGTTTCGTCTTCTTTGTAGAACGAATTCCCAAACCATTTTTATCATAATTTATAAGACTTTCGTTCTCATATTCGTAGAAAATTTTATCACAAACCAATGAACCAATATCATTACTCTCAACCATTATATCTGCTTTGTTATAATAATCTGAAACACCTATACAAACGACTGCGAAAGATTCTGGAGAAATTGTGTTATTTCTATATATTGCTACTTGGTCTACATCATGGACAGAATTTATTTTAAGAACTTGTATCGTTGAAAAATCTGAACCAAGTCCCTTCGCTGGATCACACCCCAGAATATATTTACAATTTTCTTCTGGTTGTTCATATATATGCATAGCACCATTATATTTGTAATCAGTTGGCGACATAGTTTGCATATTTTCTATGAAGTCTGGATTAATCAATGTGTTAGAACTTCCAAGAAAATGACATTCATGTTCTTGATTAAATGCAACCAACCCCATATCTTTCTTCATATTTTCCGCCCAGGCAGCATCTCTTTTCGGATGAGACCGCCAAGTAATTTTGATTGGATAGAAATTATTCTCACCACGAACAGCTTTCGAATAAATTTCGTAAAAATGGTTAAGTCCTTTAGGCGTACTCACCATAATCAATTTCGAATTCTTTCCAGATGACATAATAGAATAAACAGAATTCCAAAACTCTGGCCAAATATGACTAGGAACGAAACTCGCCTCATCTAAAAAAACCAAGCCCGAAGTCTTTCCGCGAACAGAATCCGAAGAACTTGAGGCGGCAATTACACAAATACCATTCTCTAATTTTATCGAATTCTTATTCCATCCACCAACCTCGACACCCTTCTGCAACCATAGCGGGAAATTCTGAATAGCTATCTTAATCTTTTCGAGGACATCCTTAGCAGTAGATTCCTTATTTGCTAAGATAATAATGTTATCATCACTCTCAAATAATGCATAATGTGTAAGGAAAATAGCACTAACCTGACTCTTCCCAAGCTGTCTACTACTTAGTAAACATATATGTTTAGTATGATTTGGTGGGTCTTTCATAGCTTTCAACAATTTTTTCTGAAAATCCCACAATTTGATTATCTTTCGTCCTTCATCAATTGTCTGAATCATAAAAAAAGTTTCGGCAAAGTAAATTATGTCATCTTTACATTTAATATATTCCTGAATTTGTTCTGGTGTCATCGAGACTTTTTCGCCAGCAGAACGTAAGGAAGGATTTCCCATATACATATTAGATTCTTCCTTGGAAATTATAATCAACTATTGGGAATAAATCTTTTGCTCTTTTTCTATCATCTTCTTTTGTTAACTTTAATATAGATGCGATTTCTAAAAGTTTTTCATCAGCTTCTATAAGTTCCCAAAAGATTAAATCAGATTTTTTATCATTCTCTACACAATCTAACCATCTTAGATTATTTACAACATGGGCCATTTTCATATGCTCTAATTGGGATAATATGATCTAAATGAAATGATTTTCCTGGACGAGGCCCAAGTATACCAAAAATATTTGTATCAATAAATTCTTTAGATTTGTTTACTTTTCCAAGAAGAGCATACTTATCCAAATAGTGCAATACGTTTCGTTTAAGATTATTATATGCTCTAAATGTTGGATCTGAATTTCTTCTCTTTATTCTACAAATCCTGTCTCTAGCAGTTTTCTTCGCTCTATTTTTTTTACTAGAAGCTCTGTCAAATGCGCGAATACGTTCACGATTTTCTTCACGATATTTCAAACCATCTTCCAATCTATTTGGATTGGCATAATAACTATCTTTCTTTTGTTGTTTTATTTCTTCTCCATGTTCTTGCCGGTATAACTTCAAATATTCAGAAGCACATTTCTTACAATTTGCCGAAAGCCCATCTTTGTGTGATATATTTTTCGAGAAATTTTTAGCTGGGAGTATCTCATGACATCCACAACATTCTTTCTCTATAACTACATCAGGAGTTCTATTTTCTATATTCTTTTTCTTGGTAAATTTATAATAACATTTCTTACAAAGTTTGGTTGTGAAAAATTCTACAATAGATTTTTCATCACCACAATCAGTACAGACAATCATTATAGAAGGGTCCGATAATTGTTTTTGTCTAAAAGTTTCCGATTTTATTTTAGAACATTCTCTACAAATATTTCTATGACCATTTTTTGCACCTCTTTTCTTAGAATATTCAGTAAGAGGTTTTTCGGTTTTGTATTGAGTACAAGTTTTCATCAAAATATTCCTGAGGTCCTTTGAAAGCGGAGCCTACATAACTATATATGCAAGTGACTTCTTACTTTTCTCGAAAATTCTGTCAAAGAAATGTCATGGTTC